CAAGAAACGTCTTCGATTCCGTCCCTCTCGCCATCCCTACAAGCCCAACTCCAACGATCAGCTCCTCGCTCAACTTCTCTACGAAGCTCACTGTCGAGCTTACCGTCGTAATCCCAATCGCCGAGTCGACTTCGATCCCGTCCTGTTCGCTGAGTGTATCAATCTGAACGAGTTCGCCCAGCTCACCTCCAAGACGCAGGCAATCATTATGGCCAACGCGTTCCGTTCCGATCCTGACTGGCGCTACTCTGTGGTTCGCATCTTTGCGAAGACCCAGCACAAGGTCAACGAGGGCTCGTTGTTTGGCCCCTGGAAAGCCTGCCAAACTCTCGCCCTCATGCACGACGCCATAATCTTAGCCCTCGGCCCAGTCAAGAAGTATCAGCGGCACTTCGATGACCTCGACCGCCCCAACAACCTCTACATTCATGCAGGCCACACCCCTTTCGAGCTCTCCCAATGGTGTCAGGCCCACCTTACATCTTCCATCCATCTGGCGAACGATTACACCTCCTTCGACCAGTCTCAGCACGGCGAGGCAGTCCTCTTCGAGGTAAAGAAGATGCAGCGCCTCAACATTCCAGAGAACCTGATCGACCTGCACTTCACGATCAAGACCAGCATCGAAACCCAGTTCGGGCCTCTAACCTGCATGCGTCTGACCGGCGAGCCGGGAACTTATGACGACAACTCCGACTATAACTTGGCGATCATTTATCTGAAGTACCAGGTCACTAGTCAGGGCGTCATGATCTCCGGTGACGACTCCCTCCTTGACTCCGAGCCCCCCACCTCTCCGTTTTGGGCAGCTGTCGCCCCTCTCGTCCACCTCCAGTTCAAGACCGAGCTCTCCCCCTACGGCCTCTTCTGCGGATACTACGTCGGCCCCGAAGGCGCCGTCCGCTCCCCCCTCGCCCTCTTTGCCAAACTGGCCATCTCCTTCGATGATGAGACTCATCTCGAAAAACTCCCCTCTTACCTCTCTGAGTTCGCTGTTGGCCACAGCTTAGGTGACTCTCTTTGGCAGTTGTTTCCGGCGAACTTTGTCATGTATCAGTCTGCCTGCTTCGACTACTTCTGTCAGTTTGCCACCCCGACCCAGAAAGTCCTTCTGCGCCTTGGCGAGCCTGACCCCTCCACATTCGACCGACTGGCCCCTCACCTCCGTCACGCTTCATACGCCCTCTTCTCCCTGATCTCCTCCTCCGCTCGAGCCGCCTTTCTGAAGCTTTCCGGCAAGGTGCACTTCCCGTCGAATCCCACGATTGACGCTTTACAACGGGATTTGCATCTCACTTTCAATATCCTCCCCGCCGCCTCTGTTCCCGATGGAATCCGCTCTGGTTCCTCTCTTCACGGCTCTTCTGTCCAAGCTCCATCTCCTCCCGGCCAATGAATCCGTTTCCCCCGCTTCTCCGAACTCTGCGGTCCCTCTGTCTCTTCCTGGCCCTGACGATCCTGTTCTCGCGGCTGAAACAACTGTTTTCGCCGACTCCACCCCGGCCATCCCACGTCCACCCCCTTGCTCGAATCCTCGAACTGGTTTGATCCGTCCCTTCCAGTGGAAATGCCAAGATCTCACTGGTACCGAGACCTCTACCACCAGCTTCGACGTCTTCTCCAACCGTATCCTCTCCAACATGTCCGTAGACTTCACCTACGCCGCCTGCACCGAGCTTTCTGTTACCCTCATGCCCACCCACTCCTCCATCAAGTATCCCGTCACCGTCGAGCTCCTCTGGGCCCCCGCCAATTCCAACGTCGACCAGCGCATCATGAATGCGTATGGTTCCACTCGTCTCGTCGCCGGCAGTATCACCAATCCTTCCGGCCACCTCACCCTCCCTTGCAATTTAGCCTCCGTTAATACCTGGGTCCGCGCCCCCCTCGCCTTTATCAACAATCCCAAGCTTTTCGTCAACTTCTTCCAGAACTCCGACTCCGTCTCCATGGGCACTAAAGCCCCCATCTCCGCTTCCCTCTTTATCAAGGGCAAGCTCCAACTCTCTCTCCCCACCACCTGCGCCACCTACTAAGTGAGTTTCTTTCCGGTTCTTCTCACGCCCTCTCTCCCCGAACCGTCGCCCCTTAACTAGCAATAGCCAGCGGCATTTAGTTTC